TGACTTGCGTAGTTGTAGTCAGGGTGGAATAAGAAATGCATCCGCCACTGTCTTTTATCCTATATGGCATCATCAGTTTGATGATCTTATTGTTCTTAAAAACAATCAAGGTACAGAAGAAACTCGTGTTAGACATATGGACTACGGTGTGGTTCTATCCGCATTTTTCTGGCGTAGATTCAAAAACAAAGAGAATATAACATTCTTTGATCCAAACGAAGTTCCAGACTTGTATGAAGCATTCTATAGCAACACCGAACGTTTTGAAGAACTTTATACTAAATACGAAAAGCGTAAAGACTTACGCAAAAAGACAATGAATGCTGAAGAGGTATTCAAAAGTGGAATACTAAAAGAACGTACAGACACAGGTAGAATCTATCTAGTATTCATTGATAATGTAATGAAGCAGGGCCCATTTGATCCTGAGTATCATACAATTTACCAGAGTAACTTATGCTGTGAAATACTATTACCAACAAAATCATTTAAGAGACTTGACGATAAGGAAGGACGTATCGCACTCTGTACTCTTGGAAGCATCAATTGGGGAGCATTCCGTAACCCCGAAGATATGCGCCGTGCTTGTCGCATTCTACATAGGAGTCTTAACAATATACTGGATTACCAAGACTTTCTTTCCATCCAGTCTAAACTAAGCAACGATGAGATTCGTCCGCTAGGCATTGGTGTCACTAACTTAGCATATTGGCATGCAAAGCGTAGCTTGAAGTACGGAGAGAAAGATTCATTGGCCGAAGTTAAAATCTGGGCAGAACATCTAGCATACTATCTAACAGAAGCGTCAGTAGAACTTGCCAAAGAAAGAGGCAAGTGTGAAGGTAGTGATAAGACTAGATATGGTCAGGGAGTGTTCCCCTGGGAACTAAGAGCCAAAGGTGTAAATCAATTAACTGACTTCCACCCAGAATTAGACTGGGAAACATTACGTGCTAACATGAAAGAGTATGGCGTCCGTAATGCTACACAAATGGCTATTGCTCCTGTAGAATCAAGTAGTGTAGTTATCAACAGTACAAACGGTATTGAAATGCCAATGAGTTTGATTAGTGTTAAAGAAAGCAAAGCAGGTAGCTTTACACAAGTTGTTCCAGAGTATCATAAACTAAAGAACAAGTATCAATTGATGTGGGAACAGAAAGACTGTGATGGTTATTTAAAAACCGCAGCAGTATTAGCGGCTTATGTAGATCAGGCTATATCTGTAAATACTTTTTATAACCCCAAACATTTTCCTGACAGAAAAGTTCCAACTACATTGATAGCAAAGAACTTGATGCAGGCACATTACTTTGGTATCAAGACCTTTTATTATTCACTTATTAATAAGGCTGGTAGCAAATCAGATGATGAAATTCCACCTGATATGCCACTTGAACCTATTAACTTTGATGATGAAGAAGATTGTGAATCGTGTAAATTATAAAGGAAAAACATGAAAAAATTATTAGTTATATTAAGCGTATTAGTATTAGCAGCTTGTAGTAAAACAACAACTGCTCCTACTGCAACATCAAACACATTTACTCCCTCGTTTGTAGTAGACTACAACAAGTGTGGAACTGATCCTGTCATCTCTGGTAACTCAGTAACATTTGGTGAAGGATCAACTTGTGAAGCCGGTAGACTTGTATCACAACACGGATATGTAAACATTAGCCAAATCACAGCAACAGTTGATTTGTCAAAACTTTCACAGAACTATGTTAACGCTAGTTTCTATATGGTATCAAATCCAGTACAACCTAATGTTCAACCAAAAGGCACTAACTATTGTGATGCTGGTGGTAACGGTACACAATGGAATTGTCAAGAGATTGACTTCTTAGAAACAAATGGTAACAAGATTACACAATCTACACTACATTTAGGTACAGGTGGTTCTAGTGCTCCTCAACGTTTTGAGTATTCATTTGCAGATACAGCAAACAACAGTTGCTTTAATTATTCATCAATGACTAGTTCACCTACTGCTACTAACGGATTACATAGCATGGTTGGCATTATTGATATGAGTAAGCCGTTTGATATGGTAACTAATTTCACATATGGAACAACTCCTACAATGTCAGTAACGTATTCACAAAACGGCAAGAGTGTTGTAGTGTATGATAGTTCTGTTGGAACAGGCGCCGAAGGTAGTGGCACTGTAGACATGACTTCATTAGTAACTAGTATGAAAAATGGTTACTGGTTGAATCTAGCATTCTGGCAAGGTTATAGCCCAACAGGACCTGGTTCTGCACCGTGGTGGAACAATACTTGTTCATGGGGTTCATTGTGCAACAGCACAGGATCATACTGGAGCATTAGCAATATTCAAGTAATTGCTGACAGCATTATACAATGAGCCAAGCACAATATAACCTGAACACAAAGACAGATTACTTAAGTCGTAAGATGTTTCTAGACCCACAGGGTCCAGTTACTATTCAACGCTTTGAGGAAGTTAAGTATCCCAAGATTGCTAAGTTTGAAGAAACAGCAAGGGGATTCTTTTGGCAACCAGAAGAAATCAGTTTAACAAAAGATGCTAATGACTTTAAAGAAGCCAGTGATGCAGTTAAACATATCTTTACTAGTAACTTACTACGACAAACTGCATTAGATAGTTTACAAGGACGAGCACCAAGTCAAGTGTTCACCCCTGTTGTATCATTACCAGAACTTGAAGCATTGATTTATAACTGGAGTTTCTTTGAAACAAATATCCATAGTAAAAGTTACAGCCACATCATTCGTAATATCTACAATGTACCAAAGGATGTATTCAACACTATACACGACACACAAGAAATAATTAATATGGCTAGTAGTGTTGGTAACTACTATGAAAAACTACATCAATTAAATTGCTTTAAAGAGATCAGTCCAAACACCGTTACAGAAACATCTCATGTTAAAGCAATTTGGATGGCATTACATGCCAGTTACGCTTTGGAAGCATTCCGCTTTATGGTATCATTTGCTACGAGTTTAGCAATGGTTGAGAACAAAATCTTTATTGGTAATGGCAACATTATCAGTTTAATTCTCCAAGATGAACTTCTACATAAAGGCTGGACTGCCTACCTTATTAATCAAGTAATCAAAGATGATAGTCGCTTTGCTGCTATTAAGCAAGAATGTGAAGGTGAAGTCTATCAATTGTACATGGATGTTATCCGTGAAGAAAAAGCCTGGGCAGATTACTTGTTTAACAAAGGCCCAGTCATTGGGTTGAATGCTAATGTGTTAAAAGACTTTGTTGATTACACAGCAGTAGGAGCATTGAAAGAGATTGGTATTAAGTATCAGGCCAATGCGCCAAAGAATACTCCTATACCATGGTTCAACAAACATAGTGATACGTCTAAGAAGCAGACAGCACTACAAGAGAATGAATCAACCAATTATGTATTGGGTGTAATGAGCGAACAGCTTGATTACGACCAACTACCAAGTTTATAAAAGGAAATAATATGAAAGCAATAGTATGGAGTAAGTACCACTGCCCTTATTGTGACCAAGCGAAAGCATTGTTAACAAGCAAAGGGATAGTGTTTGAAGAAAAGAAAATTGGTGATGGTTACAGCAAAGAAGAATTATTAGAGGCAGTTCCAAATGCCCGATCAGTTCCACAAATTTTCCTAGATGGAGAACTTGTGGGTGGGTTTACAGAACTCAAACAAAAATTAACAGAAAGTATCTAATGGAAACAGGAAAAGTATATACATTTAAGTTGAACAGCGGCGAAGAAATGATTGCCAAAGTTTTAGAAATAGGTCAAACTAATATCACTATTACAGAGCCAGTAAGTATCGCCCCCAGTCAACAGGGTATGCAGATGATTCCTAGCATGTTTACCGCTGAACCACGTGGAAATGTAACGCTAAATACTAGTGCGATTGCTTTTTATGCAAATACTGATGATAACATCAAGGATAAGTATATTGAAGCAACTACTGGTATTAAATTACCAGATAAGAAAATAGTAATGGGGTAATTAATGGCAGCATTGAGTAGGAAGGGTGACGCAAATCAAGCAGGTGGAACGATTATTCGTGGCGCCGGTACAGTTTTTGCCAATGGAATAGCAGTTGGGCTTCACGTAAGTAGCATTACATCTCATGCTCCTTGGGGCAGACCACATCCTCCACATGATGCTCCTACTACAACTGATGGAAGCCCTACTGTATTTGCAGAGGGTGATCCGGTATTAAGAATAGGATCAGGGA